GAGCATTCTGTTTTAATGAACAGGGTACTGGTAAGACAGCATCAGCAATTTGGGCGGCAGATTATCTTTTAACGCAAGGAGCAATTAAGCGTGTTCTTGTTGTCTGCCCTTTGTCTATTATGCAAGCCGCATGGCAAGCCGACTTGTTTAAGTTTGCGGTTCATCGAACTGTTGACGTTGCCTATGGTGCACGCAATAAAGGCAAGGCCCTCATTAACGGATTGGCTGACTTCGTAATCATCAACTACGATGGCGTAAAGATTGTCGAGGACGAGATCATCAATGGTGGCTTTGACCTAATTATTATTGACGAAGCCAACGCATACAAGAACTCCCGCACTGAACGATTCAAAGTCATGCGTAAGATTGTGTCCCATGATAAGTGGCTATGGATGATGACAGGCACACCTGCCGCGCAGTCCCCGCTAGATGCGTATGGTTTGGCTAAGCTTTGCATACCTGCAAGAGCACCGACTCTATATAGTACTTACAGAGATATGGTGATGTACCAGTTGACACGATTCAAATGGATTCCAAAACCTAACGCCGTTGCCGCTGTGCATGAGCTACTACAACCTGCTATTAGGTTTGAGAAAAAGGATTGCTTAGATCTTCCAGACGTAACCCATACATCGCGCTTTGCCCCTCTGTCAGCACAACAACTGAAATACTACAGGCAGCTTAAAAAAGATATGTTGATCGAGGCCGCAGGGGAAGAAGTCTCAGCAGTCAATGCGGCGGCTAATCTGAACAAGCTACTGCAGATCGCTTGCGGTGCTGTGTACACCGACACCAAGAACGTGATTGAGTTCGATGTCTCGGATCGGCTTAACGCTGTCACTGAGGTTATCAATGAAGCATCACACAAGGTGCTAGTGTTTGTGCCGTTCACGCACACGTTGGAAATGCTCAAAGAATATTTGACGAAGCAAGGCATCACTGCCGAGATCATTAACGGCAACGTTAGTGTTACAAAGCGCACAGATATATTCAAAAGGTTTCAAGAAGATGTTGAGCCACGTGTGCTATTGATTCAACCACAAGCCGCCGCCCACGGAGTTACCCTAACTGCGGCTAACGTTGTGATATGGTACGCTCCCGTCACGTCGAGTGAAACGTACTTGCAAGCCAATGCACGTGTACACCGACAAGGCCAAAAGAATCCCGTCACTGTGGTACACATTGAAGGCAGTCCAGTAGAGGCAAGCTTGTACAAGATGCTTCAACAAAAGTTGGACTTACATTCTCAGATCATCGATCTGTACAACAGTGAAATAAATTCTTGACACAGTCAAGAAAGGATGTATAATAAGCACTCCCAATTCATAAACCTAAGGACACATATGGAAGACGTACCGATAGAACAGATCGTCACTACGTACATAAAAATACGCGACAAACGTGACAGACTCTATCAAGAGTTTAAAGAAAATACAGCCAAGCTTGATGAAGACATGCAAATTCTCAAGCACAAAATAGTCGAGCTATCAAAGCTGACTGGCGTTACTAGCTTCTCAACACCGACAGGCATTGCCTATCGCACAGTCAAGAACCGTTACTGGACTAATGACTGGGAAAGTTTCTACACATTCATGCGAGAGCAAGGAAGTATGGAACTGCTTGAGAAGCGTATTCATCAAACTAACATTAAAGAGTTCATGGACTCCAATCCAGAGGTGCATCCACCCGGACTCAATATTGATAGTGAATATGAAATCACCATTCGTCGTAAGTAAATTTTTAACTAGGAGATAATTATGAGCAATGACATTGCTTTGTTTCAACAAGAAGTTCCCGCGTACTTAAAGAAAGCGGGACAAGATGACCTGACCAAATCCTTGGCAGGTAACACAGGCCTTAAGCGCATTTCCATTCGTGGCAGTGTATTCCGCATGATGGTCAACGGAGAAGAAATCTCTAAGAACGAGAGCCGTGCGATGAACATCGTTATTATTAACGGTGCCGCTAAAGTATCGCGTTCGTTCTATGCGGGTAAGTACGTACCCGGTGAGACAACTTCGCCTGACTGCTGGAGTAACGATGGCGATAAGCCTGACGCAAGCATTGAGTTCCCGCAGAACAAGTCATGCGAAGGTTGCTCACAGAACATCAAGGGTTCTGGTCAAGGTGACTCACGCGCATGCCGTTATCAGCAACGCTTAGCAGTGTTGTTAGCCGACGATGTAGATGGAGAAATCTTTCAGTTGGTGCTACCCGCGAAGTCTATCTTCGGTCGTGGCGACTTGGACAAGATGCCGTTCCAACAGTACGCCAAATACGTTGGCGCTCAAGGCAAGAGCATTAACACCTTGGTAACTGAGATGCGCATGGACAGCGATAGCGACACCCCCAAGCTAACGTTTAAGCCAGTGCGTTATTTGTCAGAGCAAGAATGGCTTGTTGCTAAAGAGAAAGGCGATAGCCCTGCCGCACGTTCCGCAGTAACGCAGACCCCTGCCGCTACTGATGGTGCAAAACCTAAAGCACAGACTGCACCTGTTGCTAAAGTTGAGGTGGCTGAAGAAGTTGCCGAGCCTACTAAGCGAGTATCCAAGAAAGCCGCTGAGCCCGCCGCAAAGAAAGACTTTGTGGATGTGCTGAATACTTGGACAGACGATGAGTAATGATGGACACAAGAGGCTATACATTACGAATTGTCCATGCTAACAAGGTAGCCAATGGCAAAAGCCCCGGGGTCAAACTGGGTCGCTTTTGCATTGACAAGGACATTCCTGTACGTGAAGTTGCAGAGTACTTTGGCGTGAGCCGCATGACAATCTATAAATGGTTTGTCGGCGAGTGGATACCCCGAAAGATTCACAACGAGAAAATCACAAACATCGTCCAAGCCAAAGTAGGCATGTAGCTTAAAGCGTCTGTGAGGCATGCCGCGCTTCACAGACGCTATTTTTATCGCGGTGCAGAGGCGGCTATGACAAGAGCAGATTTGTTGTCGGCGGTGCTCTCCACAGAAGGATGGTATTGTATTGTCGGTCTTAAAAAGACTGGACTTCCAAGACAAACGTTTGTGCAGGGGTTGAGTGAAGCTGACATAGAAATAGAAGACTTACTAGCCAAGGGATACGATGCGTATTTTGGTTGTGCTAAGTACGAGACGGATAAGACGAGGGCGACGGATAACGTAAAGGCTATACGAGCATTTTGGCTTGATATAGATTGTGGGGCTAATAAACCATACGCTACTCAAGGCGATGGCTTAGCCGCGCTTAAGAAGTTTTGCATGGAGGTTGGATTACCAAGGCCGACGATTGTCGACTCTGGCCGGGGCCTTCATGTGTATTGGGGTCTTACTGCTGATGTATCAAGAGCACAGTGGAGACCAGTGGCTATGCGCCTCAAAGCGTTGTGCCATGAGAAAGGTTTAGAAGCCGACCCTGCTAGAACGGCAGATGCGGCGTCGATACTACGTGTCCCTGATACACTGAACCACAAAGAAGACCCGCCACTAGCGGTTACGTTGAAAAGCGTAGGCACACCTGTCGACTTTGAAGAGTTCAAAGCTAAGCTCGGTGCAATCGACGACGTACCCGATCACTTGCCGACGTACGCTAATGAGATGACACGTGCCTTGATGGGCAACAAGCAGTTTCGTTTTAGCATCATCGTCGATAAGAACGTAAACGGCACTGGCTGTATGCAGTTGGCAAGAGCCATAGAAGAACAAGATAGTTTAGAAGAGCCACGTTGGAGAGCCGCGCTTTCAATCCCTGCGTTTTGCGTAGACAAGGATACGGCTATCCATGACATTTCTCGTAACCATCCTGACTACACTCCTGATAGCACGGTAGAGAAAGTTATAAAGATCAAGGGCCCCTATACGTGTGAGAAGTTCGAAGGCGTTCACCCCAGTGGCTGTGATGGTTGCGTTCATAAGGGCAAGATCAGTTCACCTATTGTGCTTGGTGCAGAGGTAGCACAAGCAACCGAGGCCGACAACACTGTTCAGTACGTGACCGAAGCGGCTAAGCCTGTTACCTACAAGATTCCTGAGTATCCTTTTCCATACTTTCGTGGCAAGAACGGCGGCGTATATCGTAAGTCAGAGGACGAAGACGACGAAGATGCGGTAATGATTTACGAGCATGACCTGTACGTGGTCAAGCGATTAAAAGACCCACAGAGCGGCGAAGTTATTTGGATGCGTCTGCATACACCGAAAGACGGAGTCAAAGAGTTTGCGCTGTCAGCAGTTGACCTACTTACTGCCGATAAGTTACGAGAAAAGTTGGCGTGGTTTGGCGTGATTGCACTAAAGAAACAAATGGATTCCATCATGGGATACATAGTGCGGTCTGTTAAAGAGATGCAATACAAAGAAGGAGCAGAAATTATGCGTTCACAGTTTGGGTGGACAGACAAGAATAAATCGTTTGTTGTGGGGGATACCGAGATTAGTGCCGAGGGTGACAAGTACAGTCCACCATCTAGTTACACCGCACAGTTGGCTGATTGGTTTACGCCTGTTGGTTCTTTGGATGAGTGGAAGTCAGTTATTAACGTATACGATCGTGAAGGCTTTGAGCCGCATGCGTTTGGGTTCTTCACTGCTTTCGGTGCACCGCTAATGAAGCACCTAAACCTAAAGGGTGCAATCATTAACATGATTAATAATGAGTCAGGCACGGGCAAGACTACTACTATCAAAGCAATGCACAGTGTCTACGGACACCCAGAAGAGTTGATGCTTATTCAGCGAGACACCATGAACGTGCGCTTGCACCGACTAGGTGTTATGAACAACTTGGGTTTGGGTTGCGATGAGTTGACCAAAATGTCATCGGATGAGTTTAGTGACTTTGCCTATGCCGTGTCGCAAGGCCGAGGACGTGGTCGGATGAAGTCTAATGAAAATGCAGAGCGCATAAATTTAGCTAAGTGGCAAACCATTTTGTTGTGTTCTTCCAACGCTTCGGCAGTTGACAAACTTAGAGCCCTAAAATCTACGCCCGACGGCGAACTCATGCGACTAATAGAGTATGAAATCCCTGAGACTAAGCTCCTGTCAAAACAAGAAGCCGACGATATCTACCCGAAGCTGTACACGAACTACGGACATGCAGGTCGTATTTACTTGCGCGACTTGGTTGAGAATCTAGAAGAACGTATTCAAGAGGTCAAACAGATTCAACTCTTAATTGACAAGAAGGTTGGTTTTACAAATCGTGAGCGCTTTTGGTCAGGTGTGGCGGCGTGCAACATAGCTGGTGCTTTGTTTGCTAAACGTCTTGGCTTAATCGACATTGACGTCGGTCGTATATTTAAGTGGATGCTTAAGCAGTTCTCACAGATGCGCTTGGAAATCAAACCACCATCTACAACTCATGCAAGCGTGATTGGTGAGTACTGGAACGAGCACCGCCGCAACTCTTTGGTTATCAATGACAAGGTGGATATGCGAACGGGGGTTGAGATGCTACCCATATTAGAACCTTCGGGTGAGCTAATTATTCGCATGGAACCAGATACCCAAAAGCTTTTCATCATTGCTAAGAAGCTACGGACTTGGTGTTCTCAGCACCAGATTACTTTGAAGGATGTGCTCAACTCGTTAACTGCTGAAGGCGTGTACGCGGGTATGGTAAAGAAGCGTATGGCAAAAGGTACTAAGCTTGGCAGTGTTCCGGCAGTGGATGCGTTTGTATTTGATTGTTCTAAGGGCGGCTTCCTTGACACTGATGCCTTCGTAGGTACTTCAGATGCTGATGTGGCTGTTGCAGAAGAAGATGAGAATTAATGGAGTTAACTATAGTATTAATTGGCGCAGGTTCCGAGTGGGCTGGTCGTTCTTTGTCCCATGCCTACGGCTGAAAGAAAGTGAACTAGCGATTTTGGCGACCACAAAACGGTTTGGATTTAGGGTTTTGATGAAACCCGTGATTGAAAATGGCATCAAAGGCTTGCGTGTTTGGCGAATTAAGTAGTACACTCCACGCAGGTTGTCAGTTGCTACTCTCCTTGGAAACAACCCTCCTTGCCCCCGCCTAGTGCGGGGGATTTTTTTATTTGGGCTTATCTCCAGTGCCACGTATTTCTACCTTTGGAGGTAGAGCACCGTAATTAAGCATTGGCAAAGTCTTTGTCATCAGTTTCTCGTCGAGTCTTGCACCCATTGCATTAGCTTGAGCTTGAGCTTCAGCCCGTGCGTCAAACGCGTTGTCAATAGCATCTGAGTCAATTGGCATATCGGGATACTGTAATGTGAACTCGCGAGCCTTATCTAAAGCATCAACGTATGCAGGTGTTCCGCGCTCCATCCATAAGCGGTTAAGTATTGAGTTATGTTTATCAAGTACTTTTTGCTGATATGTTTTAGCTTGTATAGCGGACTTCTGACCCTTGTACAACTTGAGCGGCTGTAAACCAATTGCTTGCATACTTATATCCCACAAAGTAAATTCGTCAGGATACAAGCCAGCAATAATGTCACCCCCGCGAGTAGTAGCACCTTCTTGGCTAATACGATATGCAGTTACAGGTTTGGCAAAAATTGCAGGGACTGCTTTCTCATACGCACGACCGTATTGACCGTCTTCAACAAGTTGATACGCATCTACCCAGTTTAAGCCAAGCCCAACTGCCGGGCCTAAGTTAGCAATAATTTCGCCTGTAACCGCTTGGCGTGCGTCGTTGTCGTAGCGGCCTTCGCGATACCACAAGTTTTTCATATCTAAACTTACGCGGTCAGACAACGCACTCCCAGTTAATGCTGACACAGGGCCATAAGTTACAGCTTCTGCTAGCTTTCTACCAGCCTCCTTAGACTTCGCTGTCTCCATACCCATCTTATTAAAGATAGAGCCAGCCGCACCGCCGACATT